TGGGGCCTCTGGATGTCATCGACTACTGCCTGAAGGCTGGCGAGAAAGACCGCGTCATTGATGCCATCGACAGGCTGAGCGGCTTCGAGTCTGATTTGGAGGAAGTTGCAAAAAACTGATACAGTCCGGCGGGAAGCTGTGCCTGCTGCATCACATCTTCCAGCGTACCGGCATAACCCCTGACGAGTTCTATTTGAAGCCGCCCGGAGTGCAGACCTTTATGCTTGCCTCCATGCGGGTAGCCATTGAATCCATGCAGAAGGGAGGGGACGAAAATGGCTGAAACAATCCGAATTGAAATCCCTATTGAAACCGTGGACAAAACCGACCCCGGTGTGTCCAATGCCACCAAAAAGCTGGGGAAGCTGGGAGATGCTGCTGATAAAGCTGGCCAGTCTGTTGATAGGAGCCGCGAATACGTCTCTAAATTCGATGAACAGGCCAGCAAAACCCAGCAGAACCTTGCGAAGTGGGCCAAGGAAAAGTACCAGATTTATCTGGAGGCCAAAGAGAACATCTCTCCTGTTCTTGATACAATCGGTAGCGGCGTAAAATCTCTGGCAGGCAAGACGTGGAGCTTCACCCTGAAAGCTCTGGACTTCGCCACCACGCCGGTTAGAACCTTGCTGAACCTGTTGAAAAACCCCCTGCTTCAGGCGGGGGCGTTTTTTGGGGTAAGTCTGGGGCTGACCGATACCATCAACACCCAAAAGGACTTTGAGGCGGCCATGTCGCAAGTGCAGGCCACGAGCGGAGCTGATGACGGTGAGCTGGAGCAGCTGACCAAAAAGGCTGAAGAGATGGGTGCGAACACTAAATTCACTGCTTCCGATTCTGCGGAGGCCATGAATTATATGGCCATGGCCGGTTGGAAAACGGAGGATATGCTGGACGGCATCACCGGCATTATGCAGCTGGCCGCTGCTGCAAACGAAGACCTTGGCACGACCTCCGACATCGTGACGGATGCCCTGACCGCCTTCGGCCTGAAGGCTTCAGACTCTGGGCATTTTGCTGACGTCCTGGCACAGGCCAGCGCGAACGCGAACACGAATGTTTCCATGCTTGGCGAATCTTTCAAGTATGTGGCTCCTGTTGCTGGTGCCATGAAGTATTCCGTTGAGGATGTCTCGCTCGCTCTGGGCTTGATGGCGAATGCGTCCATCAAGGGTTCCATGGCTGGCACGTCCCTGAAAACCTCCATCGCAAACATGGCGGATAAAATGCAGGGCGCTATGGACAAGTACGGCATCTCCCTGACCAAGCGAAACGGTGAAATGAAAACCTTCCGTGAGGTGCTGGATATGCTGCGCACCCAGCTGGGCGGTCTGTCCGAAACTGAGCAGACCGCGGCTGCATCTACCATCTTCGGCAAAGAGGCAATGGCCGGTATGCTGGCTATCATCAACGCCTCCACTGATGATTATAACAAGCTGGCCGCCGCCATTGAAAACTCCTCTGGAGCTACCGAAAAGATGGCCAACACCCAGCTCGATAATCTGGGCGGTTCTATCACTCTGTTGCAGTCTGCTGTGGATGGCGTGAAGATCAAGTTCGGCGATAGGTTAAACCCCTATGTCCGTTCCGTGGCTGACGGCCTGACAGCCGCCATGCCTGACATCGAAGCTGCCCTGAGTGACTTTATGGACTTCGTTGACCGCAAATACGATGTCATGCAGGAAAAGATGCGCGACCTGACCGCGTCCGATGAGTGGCAGAATGCCGACTTTGGCGGGCGTGTAAAGCTGGCGTGGAATGAAATCGTTGCTGAACCTTTCGGCGAATGGTGGAAGAACACCGGCAAGTTCATGGTCTCCAATATTGCTGGAGATGTTGGCCGCGGCATTGGCTCTGGCATCGGTGCTGGGCTGATGCTGCTGCTGGGCATTGATGTGTCCGATTCCGTAAATGAGGGTGCATCTGTTGGCAAGGCTTTTGCTCAGGGCTTTGCTGATGGCTTCGATTTTGACACCATCAAAGACGGCCTGTTGTCTGGCATTGGCAACCTGTTCTCCAGTGCTGGAAAGCTGCTGCCGGGAGGCAAGAGCGCAGACCTCGGCTCTGTTGTGTCTGCTGCTATCATTGCGAAAGCTGCAATGCCTGCTGTGGGTGTTGGCAAAGATGTCTGGACTATCGGAAAGGGCGTTTTTGGCGCACAGGCTTCCCTTGGCGGCGCGTCTCTGGCCGGAACAGTCGCTGGGTCTACCGGCAACGCTATGGTCGCTGGCACTGGCATTCTGGGCGGCCTTGCAAATGTTGGCTATGCTGTGGGCGGCGGCAGCAAGGCTGGTCTGTACTTCGGCAGCACCTCTGGTGCCCTGTCTGGTGGCATGGCCGCTTTGGAAGGTGCTGGAGCTGTTGCTGGTGCCGTTACTGCTGGCGCAACCCTTATCAGTGCTGGCATCGACGCCTACACTGCTATGAAGTCCAGCGATAAGGAAAAGCAGGCCGCCTATGGGCAGTCTGCCGCATGGAAAGCTGGCGGCGTGGCCACTGGTGCGGCTGCCGGTGCCATGTTCGGCTCTTTTATCCCCGGTGTGGGTACTGTTGTCGGCGGCCTTGTTGGTGCTGGTATTGGCGGTCTGACCGGGTATGTAGAGGGCAAGCGCATCAAAAAGGAGTATCAGGAGAGCGCGGAAGCTGAGGCCCTGACCAACGAGAAGCTCCAGAAGGTCTATGAGATCACCGGTTCTTCCACCGACAGCGTGAACTTCAAAACCAAGTCTTTGACCGAGGCCCTGAAGGACACAACTGTGACCACCGAGGAGTTCAATACCATGCTCCAGAGGGCCGTGTCTGATGACCTTATCGAGCATTTTGGCAGCCTGCACCTCTCCCTGACTGAAATCAAGGAGGCCGCCTCTTCCATTGCTTTTGACGGTGCAGAGACGAGGTTTAACAACTTCTCCACCGCGGTGCAAGATGTCGAAAGTTCTCTTTCCTCCGTAAAGTCCACCTTTAGCAGCTTGGAAAAAGAGAACTGGAAGATGAGCCTCGGCACCCATGTGACCGAAGCGGATGTGAAGGAGTACCGCTCCAGCATTGACCAGATGTTGTCCAGCACTGCAACTTACCTCGAAAACAAGCATTACGAGGCAAGTGCGGCCTTCAAGCTCATTATGGGCGAAGATGCCAACACGGACGGTCTGGATGCCACCTATTCTGCCATTGATGCCCAGCTGGATGGGTTGAAGGAAAAGCTCAACACCGCCATAGATGCCAATATTAAGCTGAACGGTGGCGTTCTGAAGCTGGACAGCGATAGTGAAATCCTGAGCTTGCAGCAGCAGATTCAGGATATTACCAATCAGGTGAGCACGGCGCAGGAAAATGCCAAGTTTGATACCCTGAAAATCAAATACGGTGGGGCTGCTCTGGATGCTGAATCCTTTGCAAGCCTGCAAGAGGAACTGAAGAACACGGTCAGCAGCATGACCGACCAGTACGATGAAGCTCTGGAAGTGAACGTGACCAACCTTCGGCTCCAGCTTGACCGTGGAGACATCGACCAAGCCGAATATAACCGCCAGTTGCAGGCTCTTACTGATAGCTATCACGCACAGGTGTCCGACCTCCAAGTGCGCGTTGAATCCTTCCAGCTCGATTCTATTGCTGAGGCTTACAGCTCTGCTCTGGACGGCATCTTGCCCGACCTGAAAGGCACGACCTCCGAGAAGCTGCAGCAGGCTATGGACGCGGCCTTGAAGGAAAAGCCCAACGTGGCAGACTGGACGAACTCTGATGTTGTGGAGTGGTTCGACCTGAACGGCATGGATGCCGAAACGCAGGCAGCCCTCGTGGAGCGGCTGAAGGCTGTTGCGGACTCTATGCCTGCTTCGTTTGCTGATTCCATCCGCGGCAGCGGTCTGGGAGAAGCGGCCCGGGACGCAGTAGACGATGAGCTGGATGCTGTTTCTGCTACCAAGTTCAAAAAAGATGTCTACGCCCAGTTCAATCTTCACTCCTCCATGAACAGTGTCGTTGCTCCATCTTCCTCTGGTTCCAGCAGCTACACAAGTCCGGTGACCGGCAAGACTGTCACCCCGTATGCTGCTGGCTATCATGGCATGAGCATCGGCGGCCACGCAACCGGCGGCATGGTGAATGGCCGCGAGCTGTCGTGGGTCGGTGAGGAAGGCCCTGAGATGATTATTCCGCTCGTTCCCGCAAGGCGCGAGCGGGCTGTTGAGCTGTACCAGCAAGCCGGAGAAATCCTCGGCGTGACTGCCCACGCAAATGGTGGGCTGGTTGGCTCTGGTTCCAGCAGCTACACAAGCCCGGTGACCAGAAACTATATGGACAGCTATTATGACGGCCACACGAGCCGCCACAATGAGTTTTCCTCCGACACGGTAGATTATCTGTCTCAGACTGTAAACGAGGCTCCTGTGGCCTCCAATCTGTTCTCTGAGGATGATTCCACCGCATCCACAAGCTCCAGCTCTCAGAACGTGGCCTCTACCTCCCAGAATGTGACCGTGCGACCCGAAGTTACGGTTAAGGTTGACGTAAACCCTGAGTTCAACATCACCGGCGGCGAGAAGTCCGAAGACGAAATCATGGCCGTCATCCGGCGGCACATGAAAGAGATGGCGGACGAGATCGGCGGCGAGCTTGCAACAAAGCTCGATGAGGTGTTCTCTAATATGCCGCTGAAGGGGGTGAGCGCATGATTTGCCTGATTCCAGCAGGAGGCGGTACGCCGTTTTTCTTCACCCCTCTGCCTGAACAGGTCGAGGTGAAGTATGGAGCAAAATACCAGACCTTCGACACCATTTCCCGCGGTACTGTGAAGGTGCCGCGCGGAACTGATGTCACGGAGGTTTCTTGGAGCGGGGAATTTTTTGGATTCCCGCGCCGGAATGAAACTATCGTAAACAGGATGTTCTGGACGCTCCCTGCTGCTGCTCGCAGCATCATCGAGGAGTATGTAGACAACGAAACTGTTCTGACCCTTATCATCACTGATATTTGGCTGAATATTGACGTTACCATATCTTCTTTCCACACAACCGGGTATGGCGCGTTCGGGAACCTGAAGTACGACATCTCTTTTGCACAGAAAAAACCTCTCGAAATCTACACAACGGATGAGCTGAACACCGATTCTTATGTGAAGAAAACCAACCCGCGCACCGACCTTGCTGCCACAAGCACTGGTTCCGGCCAGAGCTATACCGTGAGCAGCGGAG